TCCCTTTCGGCTATCCTTACCAAAGCCCCATACTCTATATTAGTACCACTCCACCCTTGTAAATATTGCCATACCTTTTGAATAATAGGCTCGTAAATAGGAAATGAATCTTCCTCATCTTCTAAATGGCTAAATCCCAAATAGATTGTTACAACCATTCGCCCGCCTTGCTGTTGTTGCAGCGTATTTAACATTGAAGTCCTTGTGGCTGGTTTTATCCACTCCATAGAACTAAATCCAATGTAGGCTACTGGATATTGTACAGGGTTTTCCCTATCTTCATTTGTAAACTGATTATTAAACTTCTTTACGGTGTTAATCTCGGTTACAGTGGCCTCAATACGGGCTTTAATATCGTTGTATATCGTTAATTTTACCCCCATGCTTTTCTTATTTGCCTGTCTATTAGTTTATGAATACGGCCTTCCAATAATCTGCTATTTCCGATAAATTGACGCTTTGGCATTTTAACTAACCCTTCATTGTGTCTTTTGGCGTACTTTATTCCCCTTGTTCCTAATATTACCCTATCTCCCGGCATCCCTAAAACCCTTATAGAGTTCCTTAAATGTCCAGTTTTTACCAATATCGCCCTACTCGTTTTCTTTTTACTTGGTGCTTTTCTCTTTTGCCAAGGGTCTAACACCTCATCAATAAATCCTTGCGCCCTAAAGTTACCTTTAAAGTGCTTAACAGCCATTCCCCCAGCTTCAACCTTAATAATACGCCTATTGGATGCTAGTTTCCTCGCAACTTGATTAAAGTTAAATCCCTTGCCTGTTAGCTTTATCATTAGTTTAAGCGTTCACAAATTAAATTTAAACTTTCAACAGTTACTACATTAGTTCCCGAAGTGTTAGTTACAAATACCTCAATATAATCATTAGTATTTAATTCTACTATATCACTTAATTTTATATTTTCACTCCTACCAGCACCCGAAGTTGTACTCTTTGATGTACTTTGCGCTATTGTAGTTCCGTTTTTGGCTACCCTAAACGCTATTACATTATTGTTTCCACTAGTTACACTCATAAACGCACTTACCTTAAAATACCCAATAAAAGCCCCTACATAGGTTAGTCTATTATTAGTATGAGTAAATTTCTCAATGTATTGACCTACTGTTGTAGTTCCTGAAACCTTGTAATATGTATCTTCAACGGTTATTGTAGTAGCAGTTACATTATCTTGCATATAGTATTGGCCTATATTACCACTGTTGGAAATCCCCTTTGTATTTAATATTAAAGCATCATTACTGGTATTGTTTATGCCGTTTAGATATGTAGCCCCTCCGCTAAAGTTTACAGTATCTAAAATAAACCCCTCGGTAGGTATTGTTGCATTATCCACATCAATTCCCGTTGCAGTTCCAGTACATATAAAACTAGAATAAAGAACCCTAAACCTACGAGTTATAGTTAAAGTACTTGGGAGTATTACTATTTTATCCGTTCCGGTTCCCGAAAATATCGTATTAGTCATACCAATAGTGCCAATAGTTCCATCAAACGTAAACTTATCAGAATTTAATATCCCAAGGGTTTCACCTATGAAGTTAGAAAAATCTTTTATAATTCCTATTTCTGCACAGTTGGTAAAGTTAACCCTAACCCAATCTAAAGTCTGATCACTATCTATTGCATTTAGATTAACAGCCTTTGCAGCCGTAATGGTTACAAAGTTTAATTGTAAACTATATTGAGAGGTTAATAAATATTGGGATGTTAATCCGGTACTTTTTAATATGCAGTTTTCACTACCATAACCGAAAATTGAGTTATTAGTACCACATACAATCCTTTTACCTAATAAGTCTATCGTGCCACTTATTATATAGGTCGCATTATCAGCTAAAGTAATTACCCCGTTAACAGCCTCCCCAAATTGTTCTAAGCTGCTAACAACTACTGTATTTTCGGTATTACCTCCGAATGGCTCTCTTATCATATTGGCAAAGGTAGGTTAAAATTGTTATCTTTCAAATCTTTATACCTGCTTTCTACATCGAAATATGGGTGATGGTCGGCAAATATCTTACCACTCTTAGCAGGGTTATTTCTAAACACCTCGTTAACCTCACCTTTAATCATTATCTTTTCATCACGGGTTAATTTAGTTACTTCCTCTTCGCCTTTCATTAATTGAACTACCGTACATCTACAATTCCATGAATTTGGAGGGTAGGCATAATTCCAAAAAGGATCGCCAACGGGCTTTACAATATTATCGAGCCTAGCGTGTTCAGGTCGTACCCTTCCATCCCCTACCGTCTGATATTTAAGCAATGGTAGTATGTCTTTATCCCGTTCTATATCCTCCCATAAACTAGCAGCGTTAGCACTCATTATAGCAGCGTTATATTCAGTCTTTAACCAATTTTCATTGTAAGCATTGAATATCTGAGCCGCCTGTTTTTCAAAAGCTGCAAAGGGCGTTTTAAATCCATCGGTGTATAAAAGACTTTGTAGGTCATATACGTTCTGAAATGTTTTAGCAGCCGAAAAATGATAAATGTTAGTGGCTAAATTCCTTAAGGCCTTTGCGTCAATCTGCTTTTCTACTAATTCAGTTAAGGTATATCCATACCCTTGATAAACTCCACTTAGTAACTTATTGGCCGTGAATAGATACAAATTAAGGGGCAAAAATCGTATTGATAAAAGCCCCTCGTAAATGTCATTTAATATTTTCTTTATTTCATCTTCATTCATTATAAGCAGAATGAGCCATTTATTTCTATTCCTGTGGTTGTGTTAAATGTTATACCAGTTCCATAGGTAGTGTTGAATAAATCCCCTCTTATGTAAATATCTCCCCCACTTTCAACTTCAAAAACGCACCATTCACTACCTGCATTATTTGCAGCATATCCGTTTACCATTACGTTAACAGATGGTCTATATCCTGATGGTAATGAACCTACCTTATACCTTGAAGTTACTGAAGATGATGGGTTTTGGCTAAATCCACCTTTAATAAATACACTGCTACCTTGTTTCCAAAACTTAACCTTGTTGTTAGCCGCTACTATGTTATTGGTAGTATAATAAGTTCCGCAATCGTCAATAGCAGTTTCTCCTAAAGTTATTTTAGTAGGTGAGCCTATGTAGTTGTTAAATGTTTGATCTCTTTTCTCAGGTATTGCACTTGCTCCGGCTGTTGAAGCTATAATATATGAACCTGCCCCCGGTATTGCCCCGATAGTTGCAGTTGCTATTCTTATCTCATAAGTATCATGCGTTGCAGAATCTTGGAATGTCTTTAATCCATCACTGTCATAAGTTCCGGTACTTGGTTTAAAAATCAAATACTGTAAACTTACCTTTGTTAGGTTTGTGGTTGCTGCTAAGTGGTATATTTCCCCATCAAATACAATAGCCCCCTCACTTACATCAAAGTAAGTAGTGTTGTCTGTAATATTACAGCCCCAAAGAATAAAATCAGTAGTTCCACTATCTGCAATACCTTTTACAATATCAGCTATCCCTTCCCTGTTTGAATCTTCTACCCATCTTATATCGTCTAAAACGTATGGAAGCCCCCCGGTGTCTGTTGTTATAAATTTGTTCATATTAGTATCTAAAAATTAAATAATTTGTTCTACCTGCTAATCTAAAGCGTTCTACAAATTGCCTTAGTTTAAGATTATCATTTGTGTTTGCTGTTTCGTAAGTACCACCCAATAAATTAGGTACATACACTATAAATACCGGGTAAGTCCCTGCCTCACTTAAATTAAATAAGTAAACAGGTGCTTCTAATTCACTTTTGTTATACAGGTAAACTGGATCACGTCCTTCGCTTTTGTTGTATAGGTAAAAAAGATTGTTATTAGCTACGTTATCAATATAGATAATCGAACTTAATGAAATATCGTTTTCCCTTTGGTTTGGATCGTATGTTAAAAGGTATTGATCGTTTAACAGTTTTTCCATCATTAATGTCCTACCGTCAAATACAACTAAACTACGTACCCTAGCCCTCCAAGGAACTATTACGGTAGTGTTCAATGTTTGTAATGGCTTTGCAAATGAGTATAAAAAAGACAATAGCGCATTTCTCCTTAAAAATGCAGGGGTGATAGTCTTAAATAATTGCCTAAAGTTTATACTATACATTAGTTAGCCGTATAAGTTACTGTTAAAGTTCCTATTGTCATATGACCTGCAACCGATTGGTATGTTTGCCCCGTTGCTGCTAAAATATTAATAGCCGCTGGAGTGGTTACGTTAATTGCACTAAAAGTTACATTCTTAAATCCACTTGCATCCTGCATAGCATCTACCAAGTCAATTACTCTAAACTTACCATTGAAGTTTACAGCCCCTAAAGAATAAACGTACTCATCAATAGCATCTTCTACTGGTTTAGTAGCCCCATCTTCAATTAATGTACCTGTCGAATCCAAAACTAAAGGATCATAAAATATTGTACAAGTAATATTCACTGAATCAGCGGCCTGACTTATTACAGTGGTATTTGTTCCAGCATATTTAACTAAATTCAAGTAAGCCTCAAATCTTGACTTTTCAGCAGCAGATAAGGCGGCTGGTACGTCGCTCCCGTTATTCTTTGCAACTTTCACTATCACCTGAGTGTTACTTTCAAAGGCAGCGGCATACTCAACCAACCTATTATTTATGTTTACTGGACTATAAATGTATTTTTTGCCGTCCCATAATAATGGATCGCCATCTTGCCATAATAAAGACACATCCCTATACCATCTTACTACCCCCGGAATGCTATCTTCGGCTCTTTGTTCTATCTCTTTTGTTTGTACATCAATTAGTTTTTCATGTGTCCATATTGCCAATGCAACTAAATAACACATAAGCCTCCAAACTGCTACTTTTGATTGTGAGGTTAAAGACTGTAAAAAGGTTTGGTAACTTTCAACATTGGGTTGAAGCCCACTTAAATAGCTAAAAGTATTTTTTTCGGCTATTATTTCATCGTATATTACTTTTAATGTCCTAGCAGCCATGATTGCAATCTGTTTTAAAATCTTCTAATCCGTAATAATTCTTTAGCCTGTTTAAAGGTGTTTCCATCGGGTTTGATGCCTTTTGTACTGCCTCAACCTCTTCTATTTCTAACCCGGTTAACTCCTGTATAATTTCAGGTGTCAATGTTATGTATTTGCCTAAAACATCCAAGGTCTTTAGCTTTTGATCGTATGTAATTTCCTCTTCATGTTCCTCAAAAGAAAACATTAAGTTAGGATTTGTCCAAATTCTGTGATAAAGTAGGATAGGCTTTAATTGAGCGTTTACCACATCTGTAATAAACTGCTTATACCCTTGCATTATCATTGAAAACATATCTGCATGGGTTTCAGACTGTGAACGGCTCGATCCGTCTTCAGTTGTCATTGTTTGCCCTACAAATAATTTACTTAACTCCTTATTAAGGTGCTGAATCATTACATCAAATACACTTTCAGCATTTGAACCTCCAGTTGGGGAAACGAACTCAAACATATCATCCTTGTCAAATACCCCATAAGAAGCGTGTCCCATATCCCTTAACATACTTACCATAT